CCGCTGGCGGTTGCAGTGATCGGCGGGATACTGGCGTCGATGATCCTGTCGCTGGTAGTAACGCCGGCCGTGCACTTCTATCTAGCGGACCGATTCCGGCTTCGCCGGCGATAGCTTTTCCTTAGAAAATAAAGGGGCTGAAGCGGCCACTCCGAGCGAGGCTAAAGCCACGCGGGGGCTGAAGCCCGCCCTCCAGTCACACGTCGAGAAACATAATCTGCGCGTTCAAATTCTGTCACTTAGCTCAATTCGCGGTCTGGCCGCGACACTTCGGATGTTAGTCTCAAATCGGGAACAGGGTTTGTGGATGACAGAACAACAGAAGCACAGAGCGCGGATCGTGAGGAGAGCGATTGAGAGCATCGAGGCGAAACTCGGAACGCCCGAGATGAAGCCGACCTTGGCTGACCTAGTGCGATTATTGCAGATCGAGAAGGACCTGGATGCAGACGAACCGCGTGAAATCAGGGTGCGATGGGTAGAATCGGACCGGACAGAATCCTTGAGAAAAGGGTAGTCTATGCCGCGCTTCCTTCACAAGGGGCCTTTCACGGCTGCCCGTCGCGATTCAAGGGTTTTTCCGGACCTATCGCTTCCGGCAAAAGCCAAGCGCTTTGCTTCGAGGCGATCAGACTCTCCTATATGAACCAGGGCAGGCTGGGCCTAATCGGCGCACCGACTTATCCGATGTTACGCGATGCCACGCAGACGACGTTGTTCGCGATGTTGGATAGTCAGGATCTTCCGTACGAATATAACAAGGCCGAGAACATGCTGACGATGAAACACACGAGGTCGCGCATCATATTTCGGCCAGTGGACGATTTCGAGCGGCTGCGCGGCACCAACCTGGCATGGTTCGGACTCGATGAGCTGACTTATTCGCCAGAGGGCGCGTGGTTACGGCTGGAGGGGCGGCTGCGCGACCCGCAAGCCGATAGACTGTGCGGCTTCGCAGTGTGGACGCCGAAAGGCTATGACTGGGTTTATCAAAAATTCATTGCGGATCCGGTTGCGGGATACAGCGCGATCGTCGCGCAGCCTCACGAGAACCGGTACCTGCTCGAGAAGGTTCCTGACTTCTACGAAAGGCTGAAGAACAGCTACGATGAGACCTTTTATCAACAGGAAGCGCTTGGGCAGTACCTGAGCCTACAAGGCGGACTTGTATATAGCGCCTTCAACCGCCGCGATCATGTGAAGAACCTGCAGGTCAACCCGAATTGCCCGCTGCTGTGGGCGTTAGATTTCAACGTGGACCCGATGTCTTCGGTAGTGGCGCAAATTGAGGCCCGGACAGTATTCGTGCTGGACGAAGTCGCCCTGCGGCACGCCAGCACGCACGAAGCTTGCGAGGAGTTTGAAAAGCGGTTTCCCAGTCACCGCAGCGGAGTGGTGATATACGGCGACGCTTCGGGGAACAGTCAGCACACCACGGGCGCCTCGGATTACCAGATCGTGCGGGAGTACTTCCGGATGAATTACGGCGCGCGTGTGACGTATAAAGTGCCCAAGGCCAACCCGAGCGTGCGGGAACGGATCATGCTGACGAACGCTAAACTGCGCGCGGCGAGCGGCGAGATACGGTTGGTGGTGGACCCCAAGTGCAGGGAGTTGATCAAGGATTTCGAGCAGGTGTCGTACAAAGCGGACAGCAATGCAATCGACAAGGAGAAGGATCGCCGCAGGACCCATCTTTCAGACGCGCTGGGTTACCTGTTGTGGCAGGAATGCAGGCCGCAGCCGGCGATCGGCGAACACCCGGAGCGGCTGATTTGAGGACCAGATGGTAAACATCGACCGAGAGCATCCCGAGTATGCGGCCAAGAAGCACATGTGGAAGAAGTACAGGGATCTTTATGCCGGCGGCGAGCAGATGCGGGAGAACGCGTTCGAGTATCTGGTAAGGCGCCACAAGGAGCCCAATGATATCTATGCCGAGCGGTTGAGTCGCGTGTTCTACGAGAACTATGTCGGCTCGATTATCGACTGGTACGCGGCGACGCTGATGCGGCGCGAGGCGGCTTTGCTGTTCGACGGCAACGACGAAGCGGCCAAAGACTTCTACAACCTATTCGCGGAGGATTGCGATCTGAAGGGCACGTCGATAGCCGAGTTCTTCCGGCAGCGGATCGTACAAACGCTGGTGCAGGGGCGGAGCTACATCGTCGTGGATTTTCCGCGCTCGCCCGTTTCGGTCACCAACCGTGCGGAAGAGGACGCCGTTGGGCGTTCGCGGGCCTATCTAGTGGATTACTCGCCAGAGGAACTTATCAACTGGAGCTACGACGACCACGGAGGGCTCGACTGGGCGGTGCTCCGAACGTCATCGCTCCGCAAGTCCACGGTCAGCGAGACCGAATGGGCGCGCGAGACCCGCTGGATTTACTACGACCGGCAGAATTATCAAGTGTATCAGCAACTGAAGAACAAAGAAGTGCGGCTGATGGATCAAGGACTCCACGGGCTGGCGGGCCAGAACCGGGTGCCCATTTTTCCGTTGCTGGTGACCGAAGGGCTCTGGCTAATGAACAAGGCGGCCCTGTTGCAACTTGAGCACTTCAACAAGTCGAACGCACTTTCCTGGGCGCTGACGATGGGGTTGTTCGCGTCTCCGGTAATCTACTCGGACCGTGAATGGAACCAGATCGTGGGCGACTCGTATTTTATCCAATTGGCTCCCGGGGACCGATTCGGGTGGACCGAGCCGGAAGGCAAGGTTTACCAAATTGCCGCCGACAACCTGGTCCAGCTCAAAGATGAGATTTACCGGGTGTGCTATCTAATAACGCACGCGGCCGGGTCGGATTCGTCGAGCCAGCACCAATCGGGGGCCAGCAAGCAGAGGGATTTCAGCATCACGCAGGAGGTGCTGCGGGCGTACGGCGACGCGGTGAAGGAAACGATGAAGCAAGTCTTACGGGCCATCGCGGCGGCGCGGCAAGACAACATTTCGATCGATGTTTCAGGGCTGGACCAGTTTGACATTGGCGATTTCAGCAACGAGTTAGATGACGCCCGGAAGCTGCTTAGTTTGGGGATCGATTCGGAGACGCTGAAGAAACAGGTCTTCAAGAAACTGGCGTTCAAATTTTTGTCGGATGTGCGGCAGGAAATCAAGACTCAGATTGCGCAGGAAATCGAGGCACAGAGATGACGTTTATTTGGAACACCGCTCGAAGCGGTAATTGCCGTGGAGCGAGATGGAGCGCTGCAGCGGCTTTGGAAAAGAGGTGTTTATGGAAGACACGGACGTACAAGCGATTGTGAAGCAAGCAATTCAGGAGTTTTTGCAGGAACAGCAGGCCAAGAGCGAACCCGCCTACAAGACGGAACTCGTGGAGGAGCGCAAACGCCGCGAGCAACTGGAGCGGCGGCTGAGCGAAGTGGAAGAGGAAAGTAAGCGTAGCCGGCTGGCGGCGGAGCATGCGGAGAGAAGCGCCGCCATACGGGCAGAGCTACAACGGCTGGGAGTTGCGAAGGTCGACCTGGCATACCGCGCGGTACACGATGGCGTGTTCCGCACGGAGGACGGCCGGCTGCTGGCACGCAGCGAGGAAGGCGAGGTGCCACTCAAAGAGTATTTGAGCAACTTCGTGAGCGAGAATCCAGAGTTCCTGCCAGCGAGGATATCCGGGGGATCCGGGATTACGGCCGCGCACAAGGCACCGCGAGAGAGTACCGAGGCCGTGGACATAGAGGGCATTCGGCCGGGAATGAGCTCCGAACAGATGGAACGGGCGCGGAAAGAAATTCTGCGCGTTGCTTCGCAGAACCTGCGGGGAATTTAAGTACGACAGGCGAATGCCTGATTTCAACAGAACAGGCAAAATGGCCTGCTCAACCTAGGAGAATGAATGGCGACAATTACATCAGCTAATGTGGCCAGCGCGATCGTGAAGCTGGTGGCGGCAGACGCTCTGCCCGCCTTGGTCGGGAACCTAGTCATGGGTAACCTGGTCAACCGCGATTATGAACCCGTTTTGGCGCAGGCCGGAGATACGGTGAACATTCCGATTCCTCCGGTGCTGGTAGCCAACAACATAGCCGAAGGCGGCCAAGTTCAACCGCAAAACCCGAATCTGGGAAACGCGCAGATTGTACTGAACACACACGCCGAGGCAACCTTCCAGATTCCGGACGTGACAAAAGTTCTGGCCGTTCCGGACTTACTGCAGGTCTACATGCAACCGGCAGTGGTGGCGATTGCCGAGAGCATCGAGACAAGCCTGTTGAACCTGTTTGCGGGGTTCACGGCAAACACACCGGTTGGCACGCCGGGGACACCGCTGGTGGAAGCGGTGATCGATCAGGCAGAAAGCGCGCTGTTTACGGCGAAAGTTCCGCCGTCCGAGGCGAAATTTTTGGTGGTGGACGCCGCAACCTACTCCCAACTGCGGCAGATCGAACGCTTCAGCGAATTCCAGACCGCCGGCGACGCGGGTCTGCGGGCTTTGATCGATGGCACGGTGGGCAAGATCAAGGATTTCTTCGTCATGCGGTCGCAGTACGTGGCGCATACCGGTAGTTCGCCGTTAACGACCCACAACGTCGCCTTCACCAAGCCCGCAATCGGCCTGGTCATCCGGAGACTGCCGCAGCCGTTGTACGGCACTGGCGCAGTGGCGCACTACGCGGAGATGGGGAACTTTGGCATGCGCGTAGTGATGAGCTACCAGCCGAATACCCTGGCTCAGCAGTTCACAGTGGACGTGCTGTACGGCTGTGCGGTGATCCGCAACAACTTTGGCCTTCAGGTGAATGCGTAGCGGACGCAACGGACACTGAGCTCAGGCCGACAACAAGAGACGGGGGTCGGGCGCGCCCGACCCCACAAGAGACAACCATGGACTTACAAGCTTATTACAAGAAGATACGGGCGACGGAGGAGAGCCTCAAAGATCCTTCAGTAGTGTTGGTCAGCCTCGAAACTCCGGATGGCGGACGGGAAGGAGTGCGCACCGAGGTTCCGCGGCGAATAGCGGCCACGATGATTGTGGAAGGCGGCGCGCGGCTGGCGACGCCCGATGAAGCGCGCGACTTTCAAGAGCAGAAGGCGGAAGCGAAGCGGCAAGCGGATCAACTGGCGGCGGCATCGCGTATGCAATTCGCCGTCATCTCGCCCAACGAGCTACGCAAGCTAAAGGGCGGCACACAGCCGGGTAAAGAATAGGCGGCCGGGACGATGGCGCTATTCACCGACGGCATATCGACGATCCAGGATCTCATGGGGCAGGACTCCTCTGTGTTGGCCACAGCGCAGACGGAGAATATCGATCTCAGTCAGAAACTGACGCTGGCGCAGCAAAACCTCGGCATCGAGCTGACGACCCTTTTGCAGCGCAGCAACACCTACGACTGGCAGTTCTGGCTCCAACCGGATCCACAGTTGAACAACATCGTGGTCACGCCGCCGCTGCAGCTTTGGCACGTGTTCCAAACCCTTATGCTGGTCTATCAGGATGCCTACTTTAATCAACTGAACGACCGCTACAAGGGTAAGCGGGATCAATTTCAACAACTGACCAAGTGGGCCGTGGACAAACTCATTCAGACTGGGATCGGCATCGTATCGGACCCGATCCCGCAGGCAGCTCCGCCGCAACTGACGTCCATTCCCGGCGGTCAACCGGCACTGACTTACTGTGTCAGCGTGTCGTGGCTGAACGCGGAGAGCGAAGAGGGGCAGGCCAGTAATCCGAGTAGTCTTACTGTGGCGGCAGGGAATGCACTGGTGGCACAGCCGGTCAATCTACCGGCCAACGCAACGGTTTGGAATGTGTACGTGGGGCTGTCGTTTGCGGCAATGGCGCAACAGAATACGTCGCCGCTAGCGTTGGATCAAGTCTGGGTCCAGGCAGGGCCAGTATCCACTTTGGGACGGGGGCCAGGGAGCGGACAAGCGCCAGACTATCTTCGCTCATTGCCGCGAGTTATTCAGAGGGGTTAGAAAATGGCATGGGTAGGTAGCACGGTCACCGCGCAAGTAGTCAAGCTCCTTAGCGCACCTCAGGGCCTGAGCGCCTGCACATCTACACTAGCTCAGGCCGAGAATGTAAATGTGCTGCCGGTCGGACGGAACCAGATTCTGGCGCAGAACGTATCGATCGAATTAGTGGAGCGCAGCATAGAAATGCGGTATCCGGCGGTCAACGTTTACTGCGAGAAGATCGTGAACCAGCTAAAGGAAAAGTTCCGGAACTTCTCCGGAAAGGCAATTATGGCGGTCGAGGTGCGGGTCTCACAAGACAGGCTGGACGGGATCGAGAACCAACTTCAAATGTACGTCGACGCTGTGACCCAGGTGCTGGATCAAAACCGGGGCGACTGGGGTGAAGGAATGTACTTCGCCGGATGCTATGAAGCAGCCTTCGGGCCCGTGAAGCATGGCGGAAGGAATTTCGTCCAGGTAGGAAAGGTCAGTTTCGAAGTGGGAGTGAGCGACTAAGGCTATGGCTTCGTATATTTCATCCAATGCCAACCGTTTCTACACCGGACTGGAAAGCAGCTACGGACAGACGCCGACGATCACGGCTCAAAACCGCTTTCCTGCAGTGAAGCTAACGGCTAAGAGTCAGTTGGAAAAGACTGACCGGCGGGACAAGACAGGCAGCCGGACGTTCGTGGGAATACCGGCGGGGCTACGGCGCACGACCAGTTTCGACGTAACAACCTACATGACGAGCTGGGGGGGGCAGAATTCGGGTCCATCTTATGGACCGCTTTTTCAAGCCAGTCTGGGCGCCGCTCCGGCGATGTACTCGGGAGGGGCTGTCGCGGCGGGTTCGAGTGGACCGTCGCTGATCTTTGCGGCGCCACATGGGCTGGCGGTGGGCCAGGGCGTGTCGTGTAACGGCGAGATTCGGTTTGTCACGGCGGTCGTGAGCGCGACGGCCGTGCAGGTCAACGCCCCATTTTCCAGTGTTCCGGCCGCGGGAACGGAGATCGCTCCGAGCATTTCCTACTTTCCTGGCACAATATTGCCAAGCGTCAGCATCTTCGACTATTGGGACCCCAGGACCGCGATCCAGCGCATTCTATGCGGGGCTGCGATCAACCGGATGACGCTAAAGGTGAATGGCGATTTTCACCAGTTCGAGTTCGAGGGAATGGCGCAGGACCTGATCGACAGTTCCAGTTTCGCAGGAGGAATGGGAAGATTGAACAGCTTTCCCGTGGAGCCGGCCGTCGGTGTCTTCGACTACTCGATCGTCCCGGGTAACATGGGTGAAGCCTGGTTGGGTAGTACACCCGGCAAATTCTACACAATTACGAGCGGCACATTTCAATTAGACAACGGGCTGGATATGAGGTCCAAGGAGTTTGGAACCAACCTGCCACAAGCTATTGCGCCGGGGCCGCGTTCCGTGACGGCGTCCTTTAGCCTTTATGAACTGGACGATGCGGCAACACAAGGACTGTACCAAGCGGCGCGCCAGCAGTCGCCCGTAAGCGTCATGTTTCAACTTGGACAGCAATCCGGCCAGGTCATGGGTGTCTACATGATGAGCGTGGTGCCGGTGGTGCCTGAGTTCGACGACAGCGATACCAGGTTGCAATGGAAATTCCAAGGATCGAAAGCGCAGGGCAGCGCAGACAACGAGATCGTGGTGGCGTTCGGATAGCTTGGGTTGGTGACTGAATGGAATATACGAGTTTTGAGACCATCGGCTCTACTGTGGCGGCTGGGGTAAGTTACACGGTCGCCAAGATGTCATTTGGGCGCCGGGTAGAGTTGACGCGCCGCATCCGGGAGTTGGCGGCGCGGAAAGAGTTCATGGAAGCGGGCGACACTCCCAACGAAAAGATGGAAGGCGCTCTGCTGGCGTCGGAGATCGACCGGATCTATCTGCTCTGGGGCTTGAAAGAAGTCACAGGCCTGGAATTGGACGGACTGCCGGCTACTCCGGAGTCATTGGCCGCGAGCGGGCCCGAAGCGCTGTTCCGAGAGGCTTTGGCCGCTGTCAAGCAACAGTGCGGCCTCGCGGAAGCCGAAAGAAAAAACTGATCGTCGCACTCCATTTTCAATTCTCCAACCAGGCCGGCTGGGAGTGCGGGGCTTGCCGTAAAGCCGGCCTAGAGATGCAGCGCAGATGTGGCTGGATTCCGCGGGCGCTTGAGACGCCGGAGCGCGCGGTGTGGGCGAGGAACAATGCGGCGACCACGATCTGTCCGAAATCCTTTATCACTCCGCAAAGCATGGCATGGCTCGAGGAGTATCTGGTGCGGCGTAAGTTAGGGCAAAGAGGAATCGAAGGTCTGGGGGCGCGCGAAGTGGAAGCTTTTCTGATTTTGGAGCACGAACTGGCGGAGGCGGACAGTGGCCCTCGCACTGGAAGCCCAAACCGCGGTCCCGGTTTGTGGGGAAGAAATGCCTAGTACATCGCAACAGACACTCCTAGCTGCTTTCAACCAAGCGTCGGGCAGCCCGACGGGCAGCCAATCGACGCCGGCCGAGCAGGGCCTAATCGATGCGCTTGGGCAAGCCACCCAAGTGATTAATGCCCAGACGGAGGCGACCGCCGCTAACACGGACGCCCTAGCTCGGGGTAGTCAAGCACAGAGTTCCGGCGCCGGCAGGGCGGTTTCGGATGTGCTCAGCACGGCCAGCCAATTTCTAGGAGGCGGCCTTAGTCTCATGCCGCTGGTATCACTGTTTTCGAGCTTGTTTGGCGGGGGCCAGTCTCAACAACCAGCACCCCTAACGCCTTTTTCACTTCCCCCGTCTATGAACCTGGAGTCCACCACCAACTACCAAGATGTAGTCTGGGGCGAGAACGGCTTGCCGCGCTCCGCTACAGGCAATGGTTCGAACGCTGCCCCGCAGATCACCGTCCAAGTACAAGCCATGGACAGCCAGTCGTTTCTCGATCATAGCGACGATATCGCGCAGGCGGTTCGCCAGGCGATGTTGAACATGAACTCCATCAATGACGTGGTGACGAACCTCTAACGGCCATGTTTCCGACGCTAAAGACCGGCGCCGTGATGCAATACCCGGCGAGAAGGACGCTGCAGTTTAACACGGACGCGATCCGCTTTTTGGATGGTACCGAGCAACGGTTTCGAGATAGCTCGTCGGTACTGCATCGGTGGACAATCCAGCTCGACTTGCTGGACGAATCCGAGCTTGCCGCAT